AAGCTGGCATATTTTTTCTTCCGTTGCTTGTCGAGGATATTAGGTTTTTGGATGATGCCATCGTTAAAAGACATTAATAGTCCGCTCCCCAGACGGTGATCTGGAGACCAGCCGCGACGGTTGTGCCTATTGTAACGTTAATCTTGTAACCCGCGGGTAGATAAGGAATCGGAGGGACGGTTTCAGTCGTGTTGACTGTTAGTAAGATGTTGTTGTCCACCAGTGCCGCGGTTTCTGTATTCGTGGTGGCCGCGATCGTGGTGTCATGTACCAGAGAGTTGTTCGCCGCGGTCGCGTTGGTGCTTCCGTTGTTGACGAAAAATCTTATGACGGTGGCGACGTTTGTTCCCAGAGCGCGAACCTTGATCTGGTCAATGCGTGACCCGTCAGCTCCTGCGGTAAATACAGTGACGACGGTGCCTGTGCCGTCCTTGGCGGTATTTGCGGTTGTTACTGTCCCCCATGATACCTTGGGAGTGAGTGGAAAAATCGGTTGTGTGTTTGCGGTCATAATGCACCTCCATAGTTTCTGTAAGCATAGACGACTGAGTATGCATTAGCCGCCGCGATGCCATTTTCCATTTTGTTGAGATTTGTTGCTGATAAGGCCGTCCCCGCCGCAGTCACAGTCCCAGGGTCGGCCGCAAGCGTGACACTCCCCGAGGTTTCGTTGGACTTGGTGAATCTCCCTGGGAACTGAACGAGCCTGTCCACCCATGTGGTTTTGACGTATGGCATATTTCCCCTCCTATATTAGTGCGATATCCCCACGAGAGTAGCCAGCGTTGACCTGTCCCGCATAAATAAAACTGTCGAACACGCTCCCACCCGCCAGAAAGAGACTCAAGACGTTGTTTTCGAGTCGATTCGCTTGGGCAAAGTCAAATCCTAGGCCGAGTGACCATGTCACTGAACCCCCGTAGCCTGAAGGCGTAAACGAGTTGTTGCGGATGGTTTGCAGGTTGCTCTCGATACGATTGATGCTGGAGAGATACTCCAAGAATGTTTTTGTCCTACCCGTCTCTGATGTTATTGACGGGACGCTGTACGATATGGCAATGATAAAATTGCGAAGAATGATGATGTTGTCCTCTAGGCGGTTAAAGTCTGCAAAGTTGATGGCGTCGGTTGATGTCCAGTCAGTCTTGACGTCGATGGTGTAGGTCGTACCTGAGACGGTTTTCGAGTAGGTGACCACTATATCGCCCCCTTGGCTTCGGTGACGGAGGAAAGAAAGCCTTCATACCTTATGTCGTTTTTCGTGATGTATCCTTTTTTGTCTGTGGTATAAGCGTTCTCGATGTCGATGACGTCCGCGAGTTCTTGGGCAGGATTGCCGCGCCAGTTGATGCGATATTTTGCACGATTCCCTTTTTGAGCGAGTATCCAGTTGGCGACCGCAGTCCCGCGAGTCCCATTGTTGATGAAAGTGTTGTTTTCGAGCTTTAAAACTTCCCCCACAGTCGCAGAGGATAGTACCGTGGACACCGCTGACGTTGAAAGGTCAGTCCAGTAAGTCACGTCCACTTGCTTGACGATGGGGTCGAGGGTGATTTCAGGCTCCTGATACGTGTTGTCAAAGTCAATTCGGTCATCTGCCGTCCCGAGGGTGAGCTGCTTAAGTGTGATCACGTTTCCGCGGGAGACGAAAATGTTCGCACAACCCGCGATCGCTACCATCTGGAGAGCGTTTCGGCACGTCGTTTTCTTCGCCATACTGTTGGTGGTGATGCTTTGAAGTGCGGTGTCTATCGAGTAATTGGTGATTCCGCACGTCGTAAAGAGAGAGACGGCCAAGTTGTAAAGGCTTTGGCTGTTTGTGGTCAGCCTCTCGTAGTCAAAGTTGGCCATGAGGTCGAGATTTGTCCTTGCGGTAAAAGATGCCGTCAACGTTCCCTCGTCGGAGACCCATTCGAGTAAAAGAAACTCTCCCAAAGGAATCCACTCATAGAATCCCCCGCCGATGTCGAGGCCAAGCTGAGCGGTGATAGGTTGCCGCTCTTGGAGATAAGCATAAAACCCCGTCGGGTTTAGAATATTGAACAGTTTGGCAGAGTTGTCGACGGTGAATTTGAACTCTGGAGACGGGAGCGTCCCTGTGATCAAGTCCATATCCTCGATCAAGCTCATGCGAATGAGAGAATCATCGGTGTAGACTTGGATGACACCGAAGTCTATCTCGAGTACCCTAGCCCGACGGTCAACTTTTGACCATTTTTGAATCTCCACCTCTACTTTGCGATATGCGTTGAGGTTTCCGATATAGGTGTAGAGTGCGTTGGTGTTGCCGGTGACCGTAACGGTGTTGATAATCACGTTGGATGAATTGTAAGTCCTGATTACAAAGTCCTCTGCGTACTCATTGTTGACCTCGTCAAACTCAATCGAGAGACCAGCGGACGAGTGGTTGCCTGCGAACAGTATCGTGATGGTGGGATTGACTGAATATTGCCGAGATGAGTTGCTCAGCTCGTTGGAGATATAACCTACCTCTCCGTTGTTGGCTACCGTCGAATCTGGGAAAGAGAATGACCCGTCGAGTCTGAAACGGTCCGTCTCCCATGTCATTAAGTTATAAGTGATGTCCCGCACCCCGTTGGCGACTTGGTCTTTGCTCGAGATGGCCGCTTGCGTGGTGACGGTGATGCTTGATATGTCCCCGATGGCTGTGGTGTCAACGATGGCAAATGTAACTTTACCTGCGACAGTCCGAGCTGTGGCGTAGACTGCGCTGTCATAGAGGGTGCTAGTCGGGTACATCAGAACTCCACCAGATTAAACTTGACGTCCTTGTACCGAGCAACCCCACTTTGATAGTCAATCATCCCCACTGACCGATCGCCACAGTAAAAGGTCTTAGTGAGGTTGGTATTTGTCACGGGGTCAGGGTAGGTCACCGAAAAAGAGACGGGAGCGACAGCATTTAAAACCGTCGAGAGGTTGGCCGCAGAGAGAAACTTCCACGACAACTCTATTTTTCTCTTAGTGGTCACTCTTTCGATGATCATCGTCCCCGAGGCGTTGCGCTCCGCTTTTGAGATGTCCATGACTCCCACAGTCCAGTCAGAGGGAGACGGCAAGACTGTGGAACCTATTGTGATGATTGCCATTGTTCTCCTCCTAACTGACTGTGATCATATTAGCCCCGATTCGAGTCGCCTCTTTCGCCTGATACGGATTTGTCACCCTCGCAAAGCTGACTCCGTCGATGTTCAGCACGATGTCGCCTGTGCGGTTCCCTTGCGCGTTCATCGCCGCTAGGACGGCCGAGGAGATCATCGTCATGAGATCGTCCACGGGTGCGATGGCTTCCCTTTGCGTTCGGTTGTCGCCCACCATCGCGAGCATGGGAGAATTCGCGCCAACAATGCCGCCCGTGGCAAAAGCTGGAACTGCCTTGCCGAGTCCACCAAAGGCGTTTTTGACTGCGTTGATAACAGGACCCGCCGCTTTTGCTACAGTTCCGCCCACTTTTGCGATAGGGGCTAACGTTGACATGACAGCAAGCCCAATTTTGTTTTGAGGCTTGTTGGCTTCGTCGACAATCGTTTGTCCCATGCTCTGCAAAAATGGAGCAGAAAACGTTTTGGCAAAGCCTTCGCCAAGTGTTTTCGGGTCAAAAGTTTGCTTTATTGAGTTCGTCATAGACTGTCCATAGCTTGGCGACGACGATTTGGGTTCTGTCACTTTTGGAGCTGGGATTGTGATGGGTTTGGCAAAGTCTTTGACCATATCGGCAAACGAGGAGGCCATTTTGCCAATTTCTGTGATGATGCTAGATGCTTTAGATTTAATTGTGTTAAGCATATCGGTTAAAGTCTGGCTCCAAGACGTTTTGACACTGTTAAAAGTCGTTTTAATTGAGTTTACACTTGTTTTTAAACCGTCCCACGACGTCTCAATCAGAGGTTTAAAACCATTCAGCGCACCTAGCATACTGCTGAGCATCAGCGACCAAGCGGAGCTAGCTCCTGTCGTGCTGGTGTTGATGGATGAAATTTTGGTTTTTAACCCATCCCACTTTTCGTCGATCGATGTTTTTGCAGAAGATAGTGACGACATGAGTCCGTTGAGCATCGTTGTCCACTGACCCGTGACGAGACCAAGCGGAATTGCTAAGCCTGGTGGGAGTGAGTTGACAATTTGCATGGCCAATGCCGCTGGCGGGCCCATCCCCATATCTGGGGGAGTAGGAGGACCGAATACAATCCCAGGAATTTGAATAGGCTCTTGAAGGCTTTTGTCAATAGCGGGAAATGGATTTGCCGAAGACAAGCCTGTCCCCTTGGCTCCACTTGTTGCTGTCGATTCTGAGCCGCTTTGCCAGTTTAACTGGTTGACCTCATCAAACCCCGCCACCCCTAAAGTGGCCTTTTTTACCGCGTTCGTGACATCGTCATAGCCTTCGGCCAAGTCTCCCACCGCTTGACTCGTTTCTTCAGTGTTGCGAATGGTCGGATTGTAAGGGATTCCCTTCATCCAATGGACGAAGCGAGCGATATTTTCAGTGACAGTGACCAACCCATTTACAAGGCTCTCCAACGCTGGCAAAATCTCGTCCCAGATCGGCTTGAAAGCTCGCGAAAGATTAAGTTGAATGTCCTGCAGCCCTGCCACAAGTCGAGCTTGTGCGCTTGACGTGTTCCCCGCGAGTTCGTTGCCGTACTTGGAGGAGGCTTGCTCTAGAATAGCTTGTTGTCTGATAAGTTGCTGAGTCTTAAAGTCGAGTTGTTGCCAACTTTTGTCGCCAGCAAACCTTCGAAAGGCTTCAGTCGACTCGATCATGGAGACATTGATATAAATCCCAAGGTCCTCAATCGCCTCGGTTGAACCCAACATCCCTGAGCGGATTCTTTCCGCAACGTCTTGCACGTTCCGACCTGAGTTGGAGGCAATGACCGTGATGGCTTTCACCATCTCTTGCGTCGCTTGGGACAGTTGTCGCTTGTCAGGGATGAATGATGATAAAAGCATCCCTTGAGTCGCTCCGATGTCGGCCACCGCTTGCTCACTGAGTCCCAACGCTCGTCCTTGAGCCTTGCCCCAGTCTAAATAGGCCTGAGTCCCTGCTCCAAGAGCTAGACTCAATCGATTGATTGACGACTCGTACCGCACCGCTTGTTGTGAGGCCGCTCCAATGATGGCGACTCCTGCGCCTATTGCCACAGTGACAGCCGCGATCGCTACTCCGACGGGTCCGAGAGCCGCAGAAACTCCACCTAATGCTCCGCCCATACCCGCAAGGCCTGCCGTGAGCGAGCCAACCACTGGGATGGAGCGGGTTAACCCTTGCAATGCGTTGCCAATGGCTGGGATGCCTTTTTGGCTAAGCATATTTTTGAAAACATCTTTGGACTCAGCTCCAAAACTCTGCATCCGCTTTTGAGTTGTTCGGATGTTCTGATTGGCTCCAGACAGTGATCTGCGCGTTGTTTGGCCGAATCCGTCTAAGTCTTTGTTAACTTTTTTCAGTGACTTGGTAAGGCTTGAAAAGTCCGCACCACCACGGACGAGAAGGTTTTTAGTGACCATGTTTCACCCCCTAGTATACGTCCCCGCCCATTTGGGCATTGAGGGCTTTGATTTTCTGTAGCATCTCTTCAGGAGACTGCTCCTTTGGTTTCTGAATGAGCATGCTTTGGAGCTTGGGCATCTTTTTCACCCTGTGGAGGTAGGCCGTGAGGTACGATTGAGTCACCATCATGTCGTGATGCTTCTTTTCGTTTTCAACGTACGCCTCGACCAATACCGAAAACTCAAACGGTGTAAGTTGCCAAAACTCTAATATCGATAAGCCAATCTGGGCAGCAGTCCGAAGTGCATTTTCTAACTCGAACTCGCTACCCTCTGTGCGTTTTTTTCCTTTTTGCCGAATGCTGATTCAAATGCCTTGCCCATCGTTTCGAGTGCCGTCTGGATGTCGGAGTGTTCGTCTATAAGCTCCATGACTCTGTCAGGAGTCAAAGATGAGTCCTCATGCACGAGACCAGCCCAGATGATGACCGCTTGCTCCTCCATGGTCAAGTTCTCCATGTCGATTTTGGCGAGGTTCTTGCCCAAAATTTTCTCAAACTGTGAGATGGCTTTCATGCCGTATCTTAGGTTGCGTATCTTGTCCAATTCGATAGGTGTGTACATAGTCCCTCCATTATTCAATTTTGATTTTGCCGCTCATGAGATCAGGGAGCAGAGCGTCTCTAAGCTCGATGAGGTACCTGTTTTCCTCGTTATTTAAGAACATGACGTGCTGTTTCCACATCTGGAAAATGGACAATAGAATGGTGGAAATGTTGTCTTTTGAGTTGTTTTCAAATTTCACTTCATTTTTGTTTTTGGACATCGAGATGAAGTTTTCTTTGATGATTTCGCAACCTGTGAACTTTAAGTGCTTGTTCATGACCTCGTTGATTTCTTCCGATTTCTTAAATGACTCATAAACATCATAAAGTCCGATTGCCTTGGCGACCGTTTCGTTTATGGTGAGTTTTAGTCCGTTCTTTTCAGTGATCACTCGGTTCAGGTCGTTGATGATCTGGCTGTATTCTCGATGCTTGACATCCTCGTGTGGGTTCTCAACGTATCGGGATGGGGTCAAATTATAGTTTTCATTGACAACATCCTCGATTGTTACGGCTTTTGACAAGCCTGCAATATCTGTTTTTTTTTCGACGATCTCCATGACTTGGTCAATCTGTTCATCGCTGAAAGTCTTGACATTCTTGACATAGGTTCTGTTTTCATGCGACGCCCCGCCGAACTGACCGTTCTGCTCTCTGACCTCAACCGTGAAGGTCTCCCTCATATCGATCATTCTGATGAAAGTGTCGGTTTTCTTTTTGTTGAAAACCATGATACAAACTGGGATTGAGGTGGCCTCGAACATTTTGTCAGGGCAAGCAATAACCGTTTCGATTAGGTTCTTCTCGACAAGGTAACGTCTGATTTCCTTCTCGCTTTTGTTCTCAGTCGATAAAACCCCATTGGGCAAGATCATCGCCGTCTTAACCGTTTCATCCATCGCCGTCAAAATAAAAGCGTAGTTTGAATTGTTTTCAGGTGGCATCTCGCATTCGCTGAACCTTGACTGCATCTGTGCAAATGGTGGATGAACCCATTTCATGTTGTAGGGTGGGTTGCTGATGCAGTTCATGCCGCCACCTCTACTTTTCCGTACTTGTCAGACCTTATAATTTTGTATTTGGCAAAAATTTCATCTTGCAGGACATCACAGTGAATGACCTCTGCCTCGATGTTCCTGACGGCTAGATTAAAAATTAATAAAGGGATGACGTTCTCATCAAATTCCTTGCAGATGAATTTCAAGTTGTTGTTGAGGTTCCAATTTTGAATCGTCAATGCTCCACTTCCTGCACAAAGGTCAAGAATGACTGATTCATCATTGGTTTGAGTCAGTCTGCCGATTAACTTTGCAAGTGAAATAGGAGTGTAATCCTGCATTTTTTCTTTTCGGTCAGCTTCGTAGTATTGGAATATCTTTTGGAGCCAATCAATTGAAAGGTCTTGCACAAGCTCAACAAACTTGTCGTAATACTCGATTTTATTGTTTAGAGTGATTTCCCTTAACTTTTCTTTCAGATCAGAGATGTCGTTGATTTCAAACGTTTCCTTTGATTTCGCCACGAGTTCTCTTAGCTCCATAAGTCACCCTTCTGATTAAAAATAAAAGCCAGAGTTGCCTCTGGCTCGTTGATGTTACGGATTAACTAGTTTTCACTACAATGATTTCCGTAGTTTTTGACGTCTTGCCTGCTTCAAACGCGACAATGGTCAACTTTTTGCCCACGTTGAGGGTCAAGCTGATTGAGTTGGACGCAACCGCTGTGGTGAGGTTTTGCGAAAACACCCCGTCCACATAAAGTTGAATCGTGTGCGATGCCGCAGTTGCGGTGACCGTGACGGATGTCGCCGAGACGCCCCCGTAGGTGTAGTAGAACACGGATGCTGAGAACGTCGGCGACAATGACCCGCCCGTGCCTGTGAGCGAGAGAGCGGAGAGACCTGCGGAAGCCGTTAACCCGAGGGAAGGTTTTCCTGTGACCTTGATCGTCGCCTCGAATGTGGCCGCCTCTTCCATTTCTGCGTTGGTCGTGGCTTGCGTCACGATGCCGCTAAACGTCCACTCCGCTCCCAAAGTCGAAGGGAAGAGGATAGAAAAAGCTGTCACCGCCCCAGAGTTGAAAAGTGTGTAGATTTGGTTCTGGCCGTTGGTGTCGCTTGGCTCAAAGAACCCCGAGATGGAGACTTCGCCACCGTCCCTCATGCCCTGAATGAACTCGCGATAGTTGTCAGCAGATTCAAGAGTCGTGACGTCGATGGTGTCTGCCGTCAGGTCGATGCCCGAGATGGACGTCAGCCCTGCGATAAAGTTGGCACCGATTTTGAGACGGGTACCCATTGCGTGTTTCGCCATTTTATAACCTCCTAAAAGTAAAATTCATATTGGACGACGCACCGATATAACTTCGGTTCATCGTCATAAAGCTCCACAGGCTCCTGATAGGTCACGTTTTGGATGAAAGGCCCACCTGTGCCGATGACTCTGCTCTGAAACGTGAGAATCTTCGCCATCACGAGCTTGGTGAGGGATTTCATCGTTGTGTAACTCGTCTGCACCACGTGGATTTCGCAGGAGACCCTCTTTGAGGCCTCGTAGCCCTCTAGGGACTTTTCCTGCAGACCCTCCGTTGAGACGTAAGCCACATAGGGAGCCGCGAGGAGAGATTGATTTTGACTCCGTGCGAGTAAGGGAAAAACTTTAGAGGCGAGTCCAGATACTGAACTCACCTCGTTACGTAAGGCTTCTTCAAATGTCATGGACTCACCTCAGTGCCTTATCAATGGATTTCCACATCGAGTCGATAATCGTTTTCTCGATTTTGGCTTGGTTGTCTTTGAGGGCGTCTCGCATAAAATAACGCCCAGTTTTGTACTCGCCACCGCGAGTGATAAAGCCGTATTCCTGTGCCGCAGGGTAGTAGCTCCGCTTGCCGTCTTTGGAGACTTTCACGAAAATGTCATTCATGTTCGAGTCCATCGTCACCTGATACACCGCTTTGCCCCGTCGGCCACGTTCCTTTTTCATGATGATGCCTCTTTTGAGGTTCCCCGTGTCTTCAGGAGCTTTAGATATGGCGGCATCATAGGCGATGGTCATGCCTTTTCGTGCGGCAGGAGTCACACCAGGAGCTTTGCCGAGTTCTTTGATGGATTTCCGTAGCTCATCGAGTCCTCGAATTTCTACGTAAGCTTTTCTAGCCATGTCATCACCCCATTGGATGCCGTGAGCAGATCAGCTCAACGATTTCATCATTTTTGGAGTAGGTTCGGACAATAAAATAGAGTTGCGAGTTGTACTCAAGCCGCGTCTCGTTGTCGTAGTCGATTGAGCGGACCACAAACATGACCTCAGGACGTATCCCCTGAGCGTGAGCTTGGTAAAACTCACTTTGTCGGATGGATTTTTTGTTCGCGAACACAGTTCTCTTAGCAGGAGTGCCGTCTACGTACTCGCCGAACGAGTTCTGAGTCTGTGTGGTCGTGATCAGGTCTACAACGTCTCGCCAAAGCATCAGCTCACCACCATCGCCACGTTGACGGTTGCATCCACAGACACATCAACCTCACCGTTGACCGTGGTGTAGGTTTCTTTGCTGACGACATACTTCTGGTTTTGGTTAGGTTGCACCCCGAGGAACACAGCCTGCCCAGATGAGTTGGTGATTTGCTTCTGCCCCTGAAACTCCACAGTTGCATCAGCCAAAGCCCCGGAGGACGTCACCGAAAAGGTGATGGTGTAGCCGTTGTACTTTCGCACCAGAGCGAGAGCTGACTTTTGAGACTCGTAACTTGTCATCAGCTTCTCTGCATCAGGGTTGTCCCAGCCAAACTGAGCTTTGACGTAGGTAATAATGGCGTTCCTCACCAACGGGTCAGTGTCCACAACCTTTTCAGGGACAATGGAAAATATTTTTAAGTCCTCTTGGGCGGCTGAGATGAGATTTGAAATCTCTGTGTCAAAGGCCGAGGAGGAGATTCTTAAGACTTTTTTGACATCGTCGATAAAAGCCATCTAAACCACCAGGTAGACGTCTACCTTCGACCCATTTAAAGCTGTGTTAAGGTCAAACGTGTTGCTCTCGAGTACGGTTGCCGATGTTGCCACTGTTGGCAGAGTCCCCTCGCGAGCGTTGTTGTGGTAAGCCAACAGAACCGTGTTGTGAGGCAGTTTATAAGGGATTCCAAGGACTTCGCCGAAGCCTATCGCTGTCGTCGCTCCTGTGCCGTCATGGGCTGGAATAGTAACCTTAGTCACGGTGCGGAATGCTTTCGCTCCTGCCACTGTGCCTGCGGTATCGACCGTAAACGCTGGGAGGGTTTCAGTGATGACCTCGTTATCCATGTTGGTGCCTTCGATGATGACCTGTATCGCTTTGATGTCCGCAGCTGTGCCGCCTGCTGTGGCTGTGATGTTGCGAGCATAAGCGGGGTTTGTGATGCCTGTAGTGATGACTTGCGTCAACGCTGTCGATGTGACGGCCGCAAGGACTGCTGTGGTATTGGCGACAACAGCCGAAGCCGCAGGGACTTCGATATGAGCGATGTAACCGCGATCAACGTCAGATAGACCGTCAGTTTTGAGATTTGTATTTTTCGGATTGATGCCGATTCTAGTCATATGCCACCTCCATAAAAATAGGGAGCCGTAGCTCCCCTGAATTAAGCTCGTTTTACTCTTAAGAAGCCGTTTTTCGCCGTCACGTTTCCGCCTGCGAAGATGCTACCACGATGTGCGATGTTGCCATTTTTGAATTGATAATCCATGGAGCGCTCGACTGTGATTGGGCTGAAAACTGTCATGGTGTAGTTCGAAAGCGAACCGTAAGCCATGAGATACTGACCAGTTGTCGCAGTTGCAGTCGCCTTGCACTCACTGTTGATGATGTACGGTACTCCGTCGATGGTGCCAGTGTTGCCATTGTTGGTGACGTTGTAGATTTTCTCGCCGTCATTTGTGCGTAGAGTGGCGAATTTCTTCAAGTCCAACTTGTTGAGGATAAGCACCGCAGTCCCCTCAACGTCCTCAGTGCCACCGTAGGAGTAGATGATCTCATCAAGAGTCGTCTCGTCGATGTCAGTGACGGAGATGTCAGTTGCCGCGTCGATTGCAGTCGCGTTGGCCGAGAAAATCCCAGTGAAAGTGTTTGTTGTACCTGCGCCGATCAAGATTTGGCGAGTGATACGCTTGCGAAGAGCGATGGTGATGCCGTTTACGACTTCTGCGTCATAGTTGGCTAGAGGCAACTTGATGACTTCCTCGGTGTCCTCTGCATAGGCGGTGATTTTGGCTTTATTAATCGTTGCATAGTTAAAAGTCGGCTCAGCAGTAGTGTAGTTGGCCTCTTCTGCTGTGTAACCGCCTTCGCCATAGCCTGTGATGTAGGGCTGGCGGAAAGTTTCGCCGCCTAAAAGGACTCTCACGCCTACACGGTCAAGCAGAGTCGATACTTCGTTGAAAGTCGGTTTCAGGTCAGGTGCGTCATAACGAGGCAGAATCACGTTGTTCGAGAGAGTCACCGAACGCTTTTCGATTAACTCGCGTCCGCGTTGCTCAGAGGCTTTGCGAATTTCCATGTCTTTGTCCATAATGTCATCTCCTGGTTTGTCAATTTTGCGTGTCTCAACTTCTCCCGAAGCCACCGCGCTAATCAAAGCCGCACGCTTCTGGATTTTCTCCTCTTGAGCCTCAAGGTCTCTCAGCTCCACTTCAAGGGCAGTCAAATCCGCGTCGTCTTGCTCAAGCATGGAGCGGATTTCAAGTTTTCTTGCCTTTATTTGCTCGATTGTCATTTTGAACCTCCTAGAAATAAGTTTTCAAAAGCAACTTCCGTCGCAATTGGGCATCCTCCGATGCTTTGCGTTCCTTTTCGGCCTCCACCTCGAAGAAACTCCTTGCAGAAATAGAAGTGGTATCATAAGCGGGCGTTTCAACCGCCGCGACATCCCATAATTTTTTGATTCCCCTGATTTTGCGGGTTCTGGTCTTTTTGTCGTAGGCATCTTCCCCGACAGTAAAAGCAAAAGACATCTTGTCGATGTCTCCCCTTTTAATAAGTTCATATAAGTCCTTGCCTGCGGTCGTTTTGGCTAAGTTGGCCTGTATAAACAGTCCCTGGTCATCAGGCACGAGTCTCAAAGTCTTGCTTCGAGTCCTCGCCATGATCATCACGTGGTCAGAGTGATTGTACTTAAACGGCACGTCTGTCAGGTCTGCGTTGTCCAACGCTCCCCGCTCGATGACCTCTGAGTACTCAACCCCGTCGATTTCATAAAGGACTGTGGGAGAGTCGAATTTGAGTGCGTAGCCCTCCACAATCATCTGTTCATCCTCTATGTCAAGTGACCTGATCTCCATTGTCAGTCTGCGTTCCTTGTCCATTCGGTTCACCTCCTATAGTGGCTGTGTCTAGGCGTCTCACGGGTTGGTCTCCACCTTCCACGGGCGCCCAGTTGAAAATCTCTCGCCATTCGTTTGGTGTCATCGCCCCGCGATCCACCATGGCTAAGAATTGTAGTTTCGTTTGGTTTGATGCGTACTGAAGTCTGTTTCCCTCGAAGATGATTTCGTTACCGAAACCCTGCTCGCGGTTGGAAAATAACTGGTTCGTAAAGGCCAAGCTCATCTGGATGGCCAAAGGCTCAATGACTGACTCATAAAATGAGCCAAATTCCTCCTCCGAGAAATTTGACTTGACGATTTTTTCATTGACCCCGAAGAATCGGTAGACTTTGGAGTCTATTAATTCCATCTGCTTAGCATCCACCATTTTCGGTTCGTTCTTCAGCTCGACATAGTCCGCCTTATTGTCAATCGCCGCGATCCCGCCTTGATTGGTGACGGTTAAGTAGTCCTCCACAAACTTATCCTTGGCCGCTTTCATATCTTCGGCCTTTAGGATGTTCGTGTATTTCAGTAAGCCCCTTAGAAACGCACTCTGCTTGACCGCGTTGATAATCCCCTCGTTTGACGTCTGGATGAGTTCGAGGGTCGGAGTGATGGCTTTGTCGTTGGAACTTCCGAAAAGGTCATTGTCAAAGTAGAATCGCCTTAGATGGATGAGTTCGGTATAAGGCAGAACATAGGTTTGCCCCGAATTAAACTGAAACTTGGCGATGATTTCGGGTTTTCCCGTCCTTGGCTCCAGAAACTCTACTTGTGAGTAGTCGATCGGGTAGAAGGCCTTCGGGTTGCCCATCGGGTCATAATCCACGTAAACAAACGCGTTATTTTTGACCATGAGGAGGCTCACTAACTTGTAAAAAAAGTCATAAGCACTCATATAAGGGTTTGGAGACGTCTGCAACAGTCTCACCGTGGTCGAGTTGACCGCCTGAATCTCCCCGTTGACCCGTCGGATGTGCTTGGGTCGCAACTTGGCTGCGTGCCGAGCGATGGCATCCACGCAAGCCCTCACCACGTCGGAGTCGTAGGCGGAGCCTGACCAGGTGCTAAAGGTCGGCTGGTACCCTTGGAGCATTTTTAGTTGAGTATAAGTGTTTTTTTGAGTTTGTTGCTTCTGGCCGAAAATTATCTGATAAAGTGACCGTCTTTCCAAGTCATCACCTCCCTATATCAAAGCTTGATAATCTGACATTTTCTCAAATAGCACCACGTAGGCGATAGTCAAAGAGACAGCCCCGTCGATTCTCTGCCTCTGGTTCTGTCCCTTGACGGGTCGGATATTGTCATTCTCGTCTCTCTTGACGGAGACGTTGGTTAAATTCCATTTGAGTATCGGGTTGTTGTTGTAATTTATCTTTTTAGCCATTAAATCGGCTCCGAGTTCCTTCATCGGTTGACTCATCGATTTGACCCCTTGGCGCACCTCCATCATGCTGAAGCCTCTGGACTTCATCTCGTCCACCCAGTAGGATGAGTTCCACGGGTCGTAACCGATGTAGAGAGGGTGGATGGAGTGGTCGTTCAGCATTCTGAGGAACCAGTCGGTGACGTCTGAATAGTTGACCTTGTTGCCTTGGGAGAGAGTCAGGAGACCCCTGTCGCGCCATTTGTCGTAAGGAATCTTGTCCTCGACGACCCGTTGCTCCAGTAACTCTGACGGAAGGAAATATTGCTGAATGACATATTTCTTTTCGTCGTTCGGTCGCATGATGATTAAGGAGGCACAAGTCAAGTCTGTCGTCGCTGACAAGTCCACTCCCCCGATGGCGTAGGTGTTGCGTAGCTCCTCTATGTCGAAGGTTTCCTCGTTGTTTATGGCGTCAAAGGTTAACCATGTCCCCGCGACAGTGTCCCTGACATTGAAGTCCTTTGTTAAGACGGTTGGCAAAAAGTCAGGGTCATTCTTTGCCCTTTCCACATTGGCCGCAAGTTCCTCGTATGACTTGATGGTGCCGAGTCCAGGGTTAGCTTTCTCCCACATCCGAAAGTCTGTCCACTCGGAGCGTTCATCGAGTTCGTAAATGAAACTCATAAAGCGTTCATCCTCTATGGCGCCGTCCAAGACTTTGCATGCATAGTCGTAAATGGAGTCAAAGATACACTCCCTCACGAACCCTGCGGTGGTGATCATGTCGAGTAGAGGTTGCTCCCTCGCGGACATGGCTTGCTTAACCACGTCATAGAGGTTACGGTCCTTGATCGCGTGGAGCTCGTCCATGATGCCGTTGTGGACGTTAAGTCCGTCTAGTGAATTTGAATCACTCGCCAAGGGTTCGAACTTTGAAAAGGTGACGGGAAAGTAGATGTCCGTCTTTCGCTTCTTCACGTGCTTGGAAAGCGCTGGTGACTGAGAGACCATGTTGACCGCCTCAGAAAAGACGATTCGGGCTTGGTCTTTTTTCGTGGCTATGGCATAGGCCTCACTTCCACCCTCGCCATCTCCCACCATCATGTAGAGACCCGTTGCGGCTTTCTCTGTCGATTTGCCATTCTTTCGGCCGACGAGAGTGAACACCTCGCGCGCGCGCCTGAAGCCCGTGTCTTTGTGGACGAATCCGTAGACGGCTTGCATCTTCGCCTTTTGAAAGAGTTCGAGTGTGACCCCTTTGCCAATCCATCTTCCTTTGGAGTGCTTGCAAAATCGCTCAATAAACTCTATGGGACGATTCGCCTTCTCTATATCAAAAATCCACGGGTCACGTGGATGGTTGATTTCGTTTATGATTTTCTGATACTGCTGTTTAAGTCTGCGGCATGCTTGGATTTCGCCTGATTCGATTTTTTTCCAATATTCTAGGATATGGTTCATTTGGCTGACTTGACGAAGCCCATGAGTTCGTCTTTTTCGATTGGTTTGTCATTGGGAATCAAATCAGTAAGCTGCTTGATCACGCCCATGTAATTTTTTATCATTGCATTGTAGACTTCCACCTCTGGAGACTTTTTCGTTCCCCATTGATTTTGGCCATTTTGATACTCACTCACGACGCCGATCTCGTTTATCTTGTCTTGGAGATCATCTAAGGTGATGGACATGAAAGCGGCATTCCTCAAAAGTGACTCGACCGAATTTGCTTTATCTTTCGGGATGTCCGTCAATAACCTTTTAAGTTTAGTGAACTCTTTCTTAATTCGCTCATCTCGTTCTTCCTTGGTCAAATTCTACACCCCTCCCACGAGGCCTTTCTCGGTTATTTTAATGTTGGACACGCGTTAAA